GACAGCTGACGTTCCTCAAGGTCCATATCACTGAATCGTAAGGGTTCTGTAGAAGTACCTGTGGTCTCAGGAGTTATGTTATCCCGTATAAAGGGTGCAAGGGCTGTACCGTAGTTGTTATCAGCTTCTTCCTCCTTTGGGTATTGTGCGGGCCATACACGCTGCTCATAGCCCCTCTCTGCCAGTTTAGTGTACAGACTGTCCTCGCATTGGGGTGTACCAAGAAATACAATCCTAGAGCTTTCTAGGGGCTTTATAATAGAATCAAACTCTTTGACGGCTTCGTCTAGTTTATCCCGTAGTCCTTGTGTTTGAGAGTTAGACGGTACTTCTACGTCGTCAGCTACGATTATATCAGCACGGGAACCAGTCAGCTGGGATGTTACTCCTAACGACTTAACGGAGGGTGCGTGAGAAGCAGGAGCACCGCTAACGTCAAAAGCTATCTTACTGAACCGTTGGTTCTCTGATGGTTGTAGATGTTGTAGACATGGGATGTCCTGTATCAGACGTAACGTAAAGGTGGAGAAGTCATCTGATCTATTCTTACTGGCAGACACAACAAGTATGTTTTTTGTTTGGTCTAGTAGTAGTTGATGAACAACAAACGCTGAGGTTATCCAGCTCTTACCACACCCACGAAATGCTTGAATAACGGAACGACGAGGTCCATTTTGCAAGTATAAAGCCATGTCGTACTGTAACGGAGTAGGGTCAGGCAAGTTCAGGTGTCGCCAAACAAGACACAGAAAGTTTCTAAAGTCTCGTAGTTGTGGTGGTATCTCTTGGTGTTTCTTCTTCATCGTATCAAATAAAAAGGAGCCGACGTTATGTTGCCGACTCCTTTAAAGTATAAGGGAATGTAGTAAGAAGTTAAAGTTGTTTCTCGATGGGTATATCGTCTTGTTGTTCCTCAGGGAACGGTAACGCTTTGAACTCATTAGCTAAATCGTTAACAGGAGTACCACTACGATTATCTACCGTGATGTTGTTATCCTTTAACCATTTACCGACAGCGTTCATAAGAGCCGGGTTGTATTCCTCCATAGCTTTCATGTAACCTACTGCACCTTTGCACAGATCAGTATAACTGTCTGCAAGTTTAGCTCCTTCTACGTGATCCTTCATAAGTATTATTTGTTGTCTCTCGGCATCTCAGAGTGGTCACCACGTCCGTTCATATTGTTAAGGATTCGTGTTACCCACATCTGTAAAAGAGCGGAGGAGCTGAGACCGAGCGTATTAGCGATCCCAGCTACCTCCTTCTTTTGTGAGCTTGTGAGACGAAAAGTTAGAGATGCAGTATCTCTTTTTTTACCTTTCGCACTCATTAAGCAAACTCAAGTGTTAGGCCATTGCAGCTGTAAAGTCAGCCAATGATCCCAGATTGTTTCCGTCTCCAAGAACAACGTCGTTAGCTTTAACGTCGATCAAGGCAGCACTGCTGTCGTCTCCACTGATGTCAGTAGAAGCAGCAGTTGCTGATGTTCTGTAGAAAGCGAACTTATCTTCACCTTCGTCGTATACAGCAGCAATGTTTCCGTTGTCGGAAGAACCACGCTCAATGATAAACCCAGCGTCGTTGCCGTTGTTAGCAGAACCAGCAGCTCCGTCATTGAGAAGCATGATAGCGTCAGTGACTTGTGAGTTAGTGGTTTCGATGGAAGTAGTCGTTCCTTGAACAGTTAAGTTACCGCTAAGTACAAGATTTGTTCCGCTAACGTCTCCGGTGAAAGCAGCACCACTAAGATTAGCTTTTGTGCTATCAAGATTGGAAACAGCAGCTGCACGAGTGGAAGCCTCGGCGTCAATGTTCGACTGAAGAGTCGTGTCAGCAGATGCTCTAGCAGTAGCTTCACCACTAACAGCAGCGATACGAGCAGTTTCTTCAGCGTCGATATTGGACTGTAAAGTCGTATCAGCAGAAGCACGTGAGCTAGCCTCGTCATTGATGTTTGTTTGAAGGGTCGAGTCAGCAGCTTGACGGGCAGTCTCTTCAGCATCAATGTTGCTTTGGAGAGTTGTGTCAGCACTAGCACGTGAGGAAGCTTCACTATCAATGTTAGACTGAAGGGTGGTATCGGCAGATGCACGAGTACTTGCTTCAGAAGAGATAGCGTCAGCGTTAGTTTTGATCTGTGAGTCAAGAGCTTCGTCAGCAGCAACCAAAGAACCAGCAGATGTGATGTAGTTGGTTGAGGAGTTAGCTGTGTAAGACCCGTCCGATCCAAGACCAGCACCAGTCTCAATAGCGTCTACGGCTGATTGAAGAGCGGAGTCAGCGGATGCTCTGCTGCTTGCTTCACTGTCAATGTTGCTCTGTAAGGTAGAGTCAGCAGACGCACGGCTAGAAGCTTCGCTGTCGATGTTAGATTGCAACGTAGTATCTGCACTTGCACGACTGGAGGCTTCTGAATCAATGTTAGTTTGTAACGTCGCTTCAGCAGCTTCTGCACGTGTTGTTTCTACGGCAATAGCACTTTTGGTCGATTGACCGATTTGATAGAATATAGATGATGTATCTGGCATATTATTTATTAACTATAGTTAGTATTGATGGTTAAAGTTAAGCAGTACCGTCCGAAACAAGCTCTGTCCAAGCAGACCCGTCCCAAATGATAATCTTATTAGTGTCCGTCTCAAAGTATGTTTCACCAGCAGCTGGCGAAGCGGGACGGGTTGACGATGTGACTGTATTTAATTTAGCCATGTCTTATTCTTCCTCCATAGGTTGCGTCCAAGCTTCTCCCGCCAACACGGTCAACATAGCCGAGTGAGAGAGTGTATCTTTTCCGTATAGGCATCGTGGTTTAGCTCCTTCGTATTTAACAAAGGTCTGATCACCTGCCACGTTATATCTTAGTGTATCAACTGATGTTTGAAGTACTTCGTCAAAGTTAACGGTACTTACTTCATCAGCATTTAGAATTACATATTGTCTATTGCTCATAATTATTAAGATGGTACGTCAGTTGAGAATGTTGGACCGTTAACAAGCGTACCGTCGTTACCTGTAATACGATTACCCGAGCTATCGGTTGCCATATTGTAAACTTGAGGATTACCGCCTACTACAGTTCCGTCAGGATTACCACTTCCGTTCCCTACATCATCCCCGTCTCCCATACGCCACCATCCGTCGGGATTAAAGGTGTTTAAATCACCTGGTATACCATTCGTACCTCCTGAAATATTGGCGATCTGTGGTGCAGATAAAGCCGTACCATCCCACCATCCAAACTCGTCAATCTTTCCATTAAAAGGGAATAAACCTGAAGTATTAATACAACCAATATTAGTAGGTTTAGCCTTATTGGCAGTATCTCCTCCATCAGTGACTGTCCCAACCTGCGAACCGTTTATATATAAAACTGCGGTACTTGTGGATGAATCCCTTGTGACCGCTATATGTGTCCATGTGTCGTGGATGGCGTTACCTGAACTTGTTATAATATTAAACGGACTAGACCCTTGCCTTAAATATACAGTATAGTTTGTGCCATCATAATATATATAAAGTCTTCTTGGACCAGCGTCTGAAAAAATAGTACCGTAAGTACCGCTTGTAAAATTTGGCTTTATCCAAGCTGACGCTGACCATGTTGTCGCATAGGCTGTAGCAGTTGTCACCACATCATCAGTCCCATCAAAGGCTACGCTGTAGGTGTTACTTAAACCTGCACTAGCTTCATTAGCAAACGTTCTCCACACTCCGCTGTCATACACAACAATAGCACCTGCATCGGTACTACCAGCAGCTTTTAAATATAACTCACCATTCTTAGCGAGTCCGTTAGTTACTAGCGATGATTGTTCGCTGTCGTTAATTACTGTAATATCGCTCATGTTTAGCTGTTGTTATAGACTTGCCAGTTACTACCGTCAAATACGTAGAGATCATAAGTATCGCTTCCGTACATGATAGTGCCGACGTCGTCGCTTGTTCTTGCTGATATGTTTGCTGCCGTGTCTACATCGGGTGCAACGGTATCTTCAGGAAAGCCGAGAATAGACTTTAAGAAGTCCGTCACAGCGTCCGTTTTATCTACCTTGTCATCCAACTTCGACTTAACGGTCTGCCCGATTTGTTGAAGTATGTTAGCCATTAGTGATTATATTTTTATGTTAGTGATTATTGATTGTCAAAACTATTGAGCAGCTTGCCATCCTGAGCTTGTAAATACATACAATTTATTAGTATCTGTGGCAAAAGCCATCGTCCCTAATTCGTCATCAGTCCTTGCTTGAATATTGCTCTCGGTGTCCAGAATAGCCTTGCTAGTACTAGTAAGAGATATTAATAAGTTCCTGACACTCTGTCCCATTTGATACCATACGCTCATATTTTGCTTTCATTTTTATTAGGTTAAATCCGACTCTTGTTAGAGTATCATGGATCACCTGTCAAGCCTTCAAGAAATTCTGCGTGATCTCCCACTTCTTCTTCACGTGCATCTAGGAAGTACGGAAGGTCATTCCAAGCAGTCGTCCCGTCTCCTATCTTAATACGATTTCGGTCAGCATCTAACTCAATAGCGACCTCTCCTTCCAGCAGTACAGGGTTCTCTTCTCGCCACTCAGTATAAGTACCACGTCTTAATTGTATGCGTTTTGTAAAACTAGGCATCTGGTTGTCCTCCGTCGAATATATCAGTGTCGTCCAATACAGGACCACCACCGTCAATAGTAACAAAAAATGGATCACTCTCCAGCGACCTAACCTTCGTTTGTAATTCGTCAGCTCTTTCTTTATTCTCAGTAGCTACAGCCGACGACGTAGCCGATATGGTACGCTGTTGAAAGCTTAACGGATTAGGACGAACGACAGGTCTTCTAGCAGGTCTAGCCATCCTTAGCACTTCCAACGACGCAACGCCAAAGCTTTACGGGTAGGTCTGCCTTTACTGTCTTTCATTGGTCCTTTTACTCCTGACATCCTAGCACAGAAGGAACGCTTACGGGGACCACCACCGGGTTGAGGAGCTTTCAGGTTAGACCCAGTAGCACGATTGTACTTGTCACGCCCTTTCTTTGTGAGCCCACCTTTACGGGACTTCTCACCTCTACCTATGGATAACGATACACCCACCTTACTTCTTCTTCGGGAACCCACGCTTCATGTTAGCGTAAGCCTTTGGCGATATAGTTGACTTCTTCTTACTACGGCTAATACCGAGTTTCTTTCTTCTGTTAATGTTTGCGTATAATCCTTTTGGCATATCTACCTCTTCATTAGCAGCTCCATCATACGATCAAGCTTAGTGTTTATCTCTTTAATATTTGTTTCAAGACCACCCATACGGTTCTCAACAGCAGTGTCTCGTTCCCGTTGTGCAGCCAGTTCTACCTCTATCTTAGTCAAACGTTTCTCATCACTCTCCAACCGCTCTGTCAGCTTTTTAATCATCCATCCAATAACGCCTAATATAATAGCAAGGGCAGAGTCGAGAAAGTGGGAGATGGATTCAGTCATTGTGTTACGTTGCTGAAATCGTTGTACCTAAAGACACTCTTTTAAATGAAGTTCCGTCATGTACTGCCAAACAAGGAGAACCACTATCTCCATCATTCACATAAGCTATCATACCTCGATTGGGTGTAAAACCTGTCTGCGATGCTATTAAATCTGCTGTACTAATTTCAGGCAGCATAACAACCCCTCCAGCAGTTGCTTTAGGATACAAGTATAAAAGTACAGTCCTTGGAGTCCCATTGTCATTAATCGCTCCTACAGTAAAAACTCCATCACTAGAAGATACATTATATATACCGTTATCAGAACCTGTGGTAGATGTATCTTTTAATTGTACAACCGAACCGCCAGTACCACTAAAAGTAGCTACAGGATTATTACCTGTAGTATCCACAATGTTAATATCCCCATCTACTTCCAGTTGGAATGCACCACTATTTACTTTACCTATGCCAACCTTACCCGCTGCTGTAACATTAAAGTTAGTATCAGTAGCACTTATCTTGTCAGAAGTAACAGCACCTGAAGCTATCTGAGTACTTGTAACAGCATTAGCAGCTATCTGAGTACTTGTAACAGCATTAGCAGCTATCTGAGCTGTATCAACAGCATCGTTATCTATCTCACTACCAGCAATCGTATCGCTTTTCTTTCGTAGCTCATGCCCACCAGCTGTACTGCCGTCGTGTACTACAACTGTATCTTTATCAGTATCTACTGTTACTTCTCCTTCAGCACCTGTGAAGCTACCGTGTTGTGCTGTGGTTCCTCTTCTTAATTTTACTTGTATGTTTGGCATAGTTATATGTGGTTATTGGTTCGCTTTGCTCTCATCGTGTTTACTTACTATCGTTCGATAAACACTCATGCGATTGATCCAAAGTCTAATGTTGTTGATAAGTTATCTGAGTCTACTACTCCGTTAGCAATAACAGTTGCACCGTCTCCTGTAGACGTTACTTCTCCTGTATGGTTGGGGTGTGTATAAGCATCAGCACCTACAGCAATACCACCAACCGTAGAACCGTCGTGTACGAATAAGTCCTTGGTGTCAGTGGTGTAAACAATTTCCCCTTCCTGTCCTGTAAACGCAGCGTTATCAGCAGCTGTCCCTCTTCTTATTTGTACTTCAATACTCATTTATGCAATTCCTCCGTAGCTGAATGATGCAGTCACTGGGTCACCCACTATACTACCGTAATCGTAATCAGTTGGTATATCAGTAATAGCAGTCTTAAAACCTCTTTCAATAACAAGTATCTCAGCTGAGTTAGCGGGTGGTGTGTTAAAGCGTATCAAGTTACTAGCCCCCACAATTGTGTAGTCGTCCGGGTCTATGACCGCTCCTGCTACCGATACTAACATTGCAGTGGATGTTGTAACATTAGCGGTAAATGTAAGAGCAAACTCTGTATCACTACCGTTCCCTGTAAACTTACTAAAGCTTGGTGGATTTCCTGTACCTGTGGTTAGACTTGATATAGCACTGTCAACGTATGACTTATTAGCTGAGTCTGACGCAGATAACGGATCGCTTACACCTGTTAAAAGATTACCGTTAATATCAACAGCACCAGATACCTTAGGACCGTCAAAGTCATTTAATGATCGTGTATCTACATAGTTCTTAGTGGCAGCGTCTTGTGCGTCTACAGGATCAGCTAAGTCTTTTAAGTTTTGGTTCTGTGCAGTAAAGTCCTGACTACCTTGTATCCGTTGTAGAGATGAGTCATTCAGTTCGCTGATCTCTTCGTTCAGATAACGGTTGTGCTGGTACGCTCTATCTAGTTCACTCTCAGTAAGTACCGATCCGTTCTCAAAGTCTACAAGGTTTAAGTCAGGCTGACTCTTACGACGTACTCTTACATCATCACCAGCATTAACACCAGAGCTAGGAAACACACGAGTGACTCCTGATGTAGTAGATACCGTAAAGTATTCACGAGCCAACACGCTACCGTTTACTTCTACTGTTATGTGGATTTCTTCAAGGAACGGGAACGTCACGATAAAACCTGCCGTAATGTCGGAGGCTGAGACG